ACATCATGGTAGATGAGCTAAAAAAAATGCCCCGGAGTAGGGGCATTGGATACGTTGAACAACTGATTTACATACGTCGAGCATCCGTCTAAACGCATCACTAACCATGATTGATTAGTTTAGCAGATGTTCATTTTAATATCAAGACCATAAGGGCGATAAAAATGAACAAAAATTTAAATTACGAAATAATTAAAATGTTTTCTGGCCAAGAGAACATCCTAACCACCCCGAGAATTTACGTTGATCTAACCGGAAGCCACTCCAAAGCCTTTGTTTTGAATCAAATAGTATTCTATTCAAATAAATCTAGTCTAAGCGATGGTTGGTTTTATAAATCATATAAGGATTGGCAAAAAGATATTTCCGTTTCTGAAAGCACCCTAAAAAGAATTATAAAATATTTCCATAATCAGGAAATAATAGAAACAAGAACAAAAAAAATACATGGAACGCGTGTACTTCATATCAAACTAAATTTTGAAAACTTAATATCGTCGATCGCAGACAAACTAACATCCACGAATATAATAAAAAAATACCCAATATGCGATAATGACATTCAGAATAAAAATGTACAAAAGTTGCCCCAAAGTGTCAATATGACCCTTTCAAATGACCTGTACAAAAGTTGCCCCAAAGTGTCAAAATGGCCTAATGGCCAAAGTGTCAAAATGACACTTTCTTCTCTATATACAGATAAGTCTTCAGATACTACTACTACCGCGTGCGAGGGGGATGGCAATACATGTACCCAAACAGAAAGCCCCGTAGTAGTAGTAATTGCAAATTCAAAAGAAATAACAACCCAACTCCAAACCGCCTACCAAGAATACCCATTCACCACGGAAAGCATCAAAACGGAATCTGATTTCCTTTCAGCGTGCGAATATTCGATCAATCATCGCAATGACGGCAAACAAGAAAATCAAGTAACCGAAAAGCAAAGAGCCAGAGGAATCGTTAAGCTTTTAAAAATGGGTACATTTGAGGAGCCCCATGGATGGGTAAGAAAATCTCCTGTTAACAAGAAAAAAGTGGATGATAGAATTCAGGCGCAAGAAGAGGCTTCACTAAAAAAATGGCACGAGGAAGAGGATCGAAGACGGATGGGCGCAAATGTACGATAAAGTTAAACGCGAAACGAATCATGAAACATGGTTAAGGCACAAATCAGAACGTGAAGAATGGATGCCAAAGGCGACCGAATTAGGGCAAATGCTCACTGAAGAACAAAAACAAAGATACACAGCGGAACGGAAAGAATGGGGATTTATAAATTCAATTCACAAAAAGTCTACAAGTGATCCGTTTAAACGCGATGAAAGATGATTTGAATGCGTTTAAACAAGAGTTCTTGTGAAATTGGAATATGGGTAGCGGGTAGTTTCAAAGTCTTGATAAAAGTGGTTTAAATTCGTTTTAAGGGATTATATGAAAACAACGAGGCAGTTTATGGAAGAAGTGATCGATGTCTTAGACGAAAGGCAATCTGAATATGGTGATATCAACCGATCGTTTATAACAATATCTAGATTTTGGTCAGCATATTTGAACTGGACTGTGACGCCTGCGGATGTAGCAAACATGATGATTTTGCTAAAGGTAAGTAGAAATAATGGTAATGGTGGGGGGGCCCATGATGACAGTTTGAAAGATATAGCCGGGTACGCTGTTTGCGCATCCCAGCTGCATGATGATTAGCAAATTATTTTAGATTCTGAAACTTTCACGCGATTACTTCTTTTCATTCGCATATATAGGCACGCTAATTTTTTGCTAACTTGGGCCCAATCTGGATCATCAAACCTATAAGTTTCAAATTCGTTGCATACCAGAATATCTGGAAAGCACCGAAAATTCTTATTGATTACCGCGTTAAATTTAATTAAGAAACCAATGTTTGAGAAACTATCTAGTTGCTGTTTTATTATCATGTATTGATTAAGATTCAGCATTTTCTTGCATCCTCCTGTAAACTTCCTCACGGTAAATCTGATATTTTATAGGGGCATCAAATGCCAGCCTAACAATTTTGTTTCTTACATTAATTTCTTTAACAATCATTATCAGGTCATTATTTATTCTTATTATTTGTCCTTGTCGTCTTTCCAAAATCAACATATTCATCCTTTGTTATTTTAAGTGTTTACTACTTAATTTTTAAAAAAATACTAAAAGTCTTCATCTTCTCCAATGTCAATTAATTCTTCATTAAACTCAGGTTCTGAATCCAAAATATCTTGCGTTATTTCGTCTTCATCCCCGAATGATTCGTTATTGTTGCTCATTTTCACCCCCGATTAAATTTTCCATTACTTTTCGTATTTGTCGTAAAGACAAACACACAACACCGAGCGATAGTTCAACAGACTCAATCGCATCACATAGTATTTGGGCTTCGTCCTGGTCATTCATTGCATGGCCAACCTTGTCCTTTCTCTACGCACCTTTCATATTCTTTTAAAGCGACCACATAACATGATCCCGCGTGCTCGAAAGCATCCTGTGCTTTATCAAATAAAATTCCCGTTGGGTGGGGTGTGTTCATATGCAGAAGGTCATATTTTGTAACCACCTGATATTTTCCATCCAACATTATGACCGCAAAACCTGATGGCAATGGTTTCATTTTTAAAACTCCTTAGTTGATCCACTTAAACCCATGAGCCATTAAACCTAGTAGCCCGATGAAACCTGAACCCATTAATCCTAGCATCCATTTTTGATGAGATTCCAGCCTTTCTAATATCTTGAACAAATGATTTTGATTATTTTTTATGATCTCAATATCAAGTTGATCTTGTGTGTATGTTTTGTTTGTCATTTTTTATTCATCCTTTGTTTTTTAACCCGTTGCCCAATTGCCCCGATATAAATATTATTATACTCACTTAGTTTATGGTGTCAACTTGTTTCTACTATTATTTATAGTTCAAATAATGTAAATTAGTTACATTGATGTTATTTGTTTTAATACATACAGTTATAAATTTTAAGTGGTAGTTATCAACCGTTTTTGTGGATAAGTGATGATAAAATTTGATGGTAATTTAGATAGTTTTGAAGATTTAAACGCATTCTTGATTAGTGTACAGGAATATATCTATAAGGTTAGAGAGAAATATGAGTGTTAATTGTATTAGATGTAATGGTACAAAGTTTTATACATTTGGTGGAATGCGTAGCGCTTGTAATTGCAAGGCAGCATTAATTGATAAAATGGAAGATAAGAAAATTGAGCCTTTGAAAAAAGGAAAGTGAAATGGCGAGACCAGTCGGTAGACCCTCTATATATACCACAGAATTAGCTGATTTAATTTGTTATCGTATTGCTACATCAAGCACAGGCACAAAGAATCTTTGCAAGTCTTACGATGACATGCCGGATGACACGACGATCTATGACTGGCGCTATAAAAACGAAGATTTTTCCCGTAAATACGCTACCGCAAAAATGAAACAAGCCGAATTAATGGCAGAAACAATACTAGAATTTTGCGAGGTTCCCACTTTTGATGACAAAGAGGGAATTGAAAGAGTAGATCCAGGTCGAGTAGCATTGCAAAGGTTGAAAGTTGACAGTATAAAATGGCAAGCCTCAAAATTAGCACCGAAAATTTATGGCGACAAACAAATAGTTGAAACCGTGACAACTGAAAACGATCAACTCAAACAAGAGTTGTCAGAATTACGAGCAAAGCTAGCAGAGAAAGCAAAGAGTGAGTATTGATTTAGAGAAAGAAGAACTAGCCGCAATACTTAAAGGCTCATTATTAGAGTTCATCAAAACGTTTTACCCTCTTTTAACGCACCGCGATTTTATACTATCAAATCCGCACGGGCGCGAGTCACACATCATCACGATATGCCGAGCACTCACCCAATGCGCACGTCTTGAAATACCAAATCATAGACTCATGATTAATGTACCTCCGGGACACGGTAAATCTTTAATGGTTTGCATGTGGATAGCATGGACTATCGCAAATTATCCTGATTCGCGTTTTTTGTATATCTCATACAGTAAAGACTTGGCAACGGCTCATACGTCAACGATTCGCGATATTGTATCGCTTGCTCATTATCGATATTTGTTTGATATACACGTTAAACACGACAGCAAAGCTAAAGACGCTTGGAAAACCACAAGTGGCGCCGAAGTATCAGCGTTTGGTGCAGCGGGTGCAATTACTGGACGAGATGCAGGATTGCCAGGGCTTGATAGATTTAGCGGGGGCGTTGTTTGCGATGACATGCACAAACCTACAGAAGTACATTCTGATACTATTCGTGAATCTGTTATACAGAACTACAAACAAACGATTAAGCAACGACCGCGTGGTGTGAATGTACCTATTGTTTTTATCGGTCAACGGCTGCATGAAGGCGATTTACCGGCTTACTTGCTAAGCGGAGATGACGGGTACGACTGGCATAAAGTTATACTAAAATCAATTGATGATTCTGGGAATGCTCTATACCCGGAGGCGTTCCCTATTTCTATGCTGCGCAATAGTCAAAAAACAGATATCTATACTTTCGCTTCACAGCATCAACAAGACCCACAGCCAGCTGGCGGCTCTCTATTCAAGGCTGATTGGTTTGTGATGCTAGATTTTGAGCCGAACATTATCCAAACATTCATCACCGCAGACACTGCCGAAACAGACAAATCGTATAATGACGCAACAGTTTTCAGTTTTTGGGGTATCTACGAGATTAATACGATGGGCAGACTAACCGGCGAATATGGTATTCACTGGCTGGATTGCGCAGAACTTAGGATTGAGCCAAAGGACCTGAAGGATTCGTTCCTAGACTTTTGGCAAGATTGCTCACGTCACAAAATAGCGCCGCTGCTTGCAGCAATCGAGAAAAAATCAACCGGCGTCACGCTGATATCGACACTGCAAGAATTGAGAGGAATACAAATACGAAACATCGAGCGAAACCGCAGCTCGGGCAGTAAAACAACGAGATTCTTGGAGATACAGCAATATGTAGCCAGTAAACGTATATCATTCACAAAGGGTTCGCGACACGCTGAAAACTGTATTAATCATATGAGCAAAATAACCGCTAATGATTCTCACAGGCATGATGATATAGCCGATACATTGGCAGACGCAATTAAAATATCATTAATTGATAAATCAATTCGGATAGACACTAAACAAAATGAGTTACTATCTGCTAGTATTATGAGACCTCAACTAGATCGACTCCAAATCGAAACGGACTTATTTTATGGCGGGAAATACTGAGTATTATTCAAACGAAAATTTAGAGCGCATCAAGAGCAACATATCAACTTCTTACCTGTATTTCGACGACAATTACAAGCGCTTTCGGGACTTTAGACGTTTTGTTTTTTGTGAATCAGTCACCGAAGAACAGCGTTCTATGCTTCGTCGGCTCAATCGTCCTGCAACCGAGTTTAATATACTAGAAGCCTATATCAGTAGGCTACTTGGTGAGTTCTCCAAGCAAGAACCTTCTATAGCGGTATCACCGGCAGAAGACTCACCCTTATCT